GGGTGTTTCAATTGGTACTCTTGCGAGAATAGTAAAAGGCTGTATGCCGCAAGAGCAAAGAATTAGAAAACTTGTGGGACTTCCGGAGATTGTGACACCACAAACCCCAGAGCACCTAACAATCAAATGCGACATCTGCCAGCGCCGTGACGGCAAAAGAGCATGGAACCAACGCACATGCTGGCGGGCTGAATGCAAGAAAGCAATGAGGAGAAGAAAATGAAAATCGAAATCACTGATGCTATTACTAATTATAGGAAAAGGAAATATCAAGCCATTTATGAAAGTTTGGAAAAACTTCCAAAAGGAAAGGCAATTGTCATAGATTCACCAGATAATCCTGCATCTCTGAGGGCGACAGTGTATTCTTACCTTTCTCACAAAAATATGTCCGGACAATATGCAGTCATCATAAAAGATAACAAAGTCTATATTCAGCATAGATGAGGAGAAATAATGATAAAGCCTAACTATGAATTAAAAACACGCGAAGATGTTGAGAAATTCTATGACGAGCTTTGCGAGATAGAACTATCAATGCGGCTTGACGATATAGAACTGAAAGAGGTACAGGATACAATATTTGTTGTTCAACTGCGATTGATTCAGTGGGAGTTAGACGAGCAGAAGATAGATGCTGCGGTTGATCGCCATTACAATAAATACATCGTTGATAAATTGCCCCATTAGAATCTGAGGAAAAAGCGATGCGAAATATAATTAATGTCATCGATTCTATAATTGAGATTGCGCCTGATTTAGAAAAGAATCTTAGTTCAATTAGAAGAAGTGCTCAATATGCAGCCCCAGAGGCAATGACATACTGGTGGAATCAATTAGCCTTGGAATTGAATTACTCGGCATATAAACATGCTAAAGAGGCTAAAATCGGAGAAATATTCTCTGGGGAGAAACTTGAACTTCGAATGAATGAGGAGAAGCACCGGTGAAAAAAACAATTATTAAAGGCTGGATTGGCAAAAGCGTATCACGGGTAAACTGGACTGATGACGACCTTCTTAATATTTATAGAACCAAAGGGCGAAAATTTGACTGGCATCAAGATGATTGGCCGCCGATAAAGGTAACGATAACCATCGAGGAGGAAAAGCAGCATGGGAAAGTACAGCCCGCAACGGGGAGCCCGGCTTGACAATAGCGAGATTGTTCAGGCATGGCAAGAACAGGGATTAGAAGTGAAGCACGAACGTCGCGATTTCAACGAACTGAAAGCACAGGCCAGAGAGAGCCGGAACTTTACCGAGTCATGGGCCTGGATTTACCAAAACAGAGGATGTGCAGAATAGGAGAATATCATGTTTTCAATAAGACAGAAGCGCGAAATATCAGATAAGGTTCAAAAAATTCTCAGAGAAACTAACCATCCAGAATTGCCAGATGATGAAATTGAATTTCATTTGCATGTAGATGGCGCTGAAAGCTGGAGTTGGGCGGACATAAAAAATAATGGTTCTGTTTCAAATCCTGCTATAAATCCTTGGAATGAAAAACAAGATTCCATCGGCTCAGACGAGGAAGAAAGCGAATAACCAACAGAGGAGAAAGACTGATGACAACTAAAGCAATAGAGACCCGCAACGGTGTAGGTATGGACATGGCTAAGGTCATGGAGATTGCCTTGCAGGGAAACAATATCGAGGTAATCGAAAGACTCGTGGCTTTGGAAGAACGCAAGACCAGACAATGGGCAAAGCAGCAATTCAATATCGCTTTAAAGGAAGTTCAGAAACTTATCCCGGACATTCCCAGAACAAAGAAGAACCCACAGACGAAAAGCATGTATGCGCCGCTTGAGGTGGTCAATCGGGTAGTCATGCCGATAGCGACAGAGCATGGTTTTGCGGTGAGCTTTGGAACGACTAACAGCCCTATTGAGGATTGGCTGAGAATTACGGCCGAGCTATCTCATGAGGACGGACACAGCCAAGACTATCATATTGACCTGCCAATTGACAACAAAGGCATGCAGGGCAGCAATAACAAAACCTTGGTGCATGGTGTCGGGAGTTCGTTTAGTTACGGGCAACGTTACTTGCTGAAATTGATTTTCAATATCTCGCTTGCAGATGAGGACGATGATGGTGTAGCTGCTGGTAAGACGGTTGAACTTATTAGCAATAAGCAACTTGAAAAGCTATCCGAGGGATTGAAGATGTGTCCGAAAGAATTTACCCAGCGCATTCACCGGGCATACCGCATTGATGATATTGCAAAACTACCTGCTGAAAAATATGAAGAAGTCCTCGGCGGTATCAATGCCTATCTTGACAAGCAAGCAAAGAAGGAGGAGAAATGAAGGTCTATAGAGACATAGTGCAGGGCAGTCCTGAATGGTTTCAACTTCGAATTGGAAAGATAACAGCCAGCGAATTTGCGACCGCTACAGCTAAAGGCCGCAAGAAAGGCGAACCGTCTGTTCAGGTTATGCCGTTGATTTTCCGGTTGCTTGCTGAGAAATGGAGCGGAGAGCCGGTCGAGCGTTACCGAAATGAGGCGATGGATTGGGGCAATGAATATGAAGACCAGGCACGGGCTCAGTATGAGTTGAGGCACCCGGAGTTAGCAATTATGCAAGTAGGTTTTGTTGAACATAATGATTTCATTGGTTGTAGTCCAGATTCAATTAATTATGCAATAGAATTAGATGGCGGACTTGAGATTAAATGTCCTACCTCTCATGTACAGGTTGCAAGAGTCTATGAAAACAAACTTCCATCTGAATATGCCAAACAAGTATACGGCGGAATGTGGATATGCGAAACCGATTGGTGGGATTTCGTTTCGTTCGACCCGAGGCTCCCGGCGCCGGTTGATTATTTCGAGATTCGAGTTTACCGAGATGAGGAAATTATAAAGGAACTTCAATGCGGCGTCGAGGCTTTCGTTGACAAGATGCTATCGGTTGAGGCGCACTTGCGGGGAGACAACGAACATCTGACACGGAAACTTGAGGAGAGCTTGAGACATGAAAAAAGGTAAATGGGAAGAAGGAAAGAGCGTCTTCGTGATTCAGTACAAAAGCCTTGAAACTGAAAGATGGTATGATATGCCAAATAAAAACTATGATGATTTTGAGGAGGCCGCGGAGGAACTACCTGATGATGCAGATCTTATAAGATTTCGCATTGTCGAACGACGCCAGCGGCAAAGGAAGGTCTGGCTATGAAAATAACTTGCGATGTCGAGTGTGTTGCAGATAGCATACTCGATGAAAATAAGCGAGAGCTATTTCTCAAGCGCTTCAAACCAAGTCAATATCCATGGGGTATTGAGCTACAGACTTGCGACAAATGGACAACAGCGCAACAAGGCAAGATATTCCGTGACTTTGGTCTTGCAGCCAAGTTGCTTGAAACATCAACAGCCGCTATCTATCATATTGTCAAGACGAACCCATTAACCAGAATGTTTTTTGAAGTAACTGAATGGGTTGGAGCCAAAGGCCGTGGCAAGAAAGTTACCAGAGACAAGGGCTTGTCAGAATTCACAAAAGACGATTGCATAGAAGCAATAGATCCGATACTTGATTTGCTTCAAATGATGGTCAATAGCTGCTATCAAGAGGTTGTTGTAATTAATTGGAGCAGCAAAGAAAACGAAGAGAATCAAAAGAAACTTGGCCAGCCAGATTATGAGTTCACCGGAATTTCGTACAACGGCTCTGAAGATACAGAACAAAAAATAATTGACACCTTTGACGGTGAGGAGGTATTGTGAAATGTCCTGAATGCAAGAGTACTAACACTCATACAATAGATTCTCGTCCAACTTTTGGTGGTGCAGTTACAAGGCGCAGAAAAAGATGCAAAGCATGTAAAACTAAATTTACAACTTACGAGGCGATTGAAATTAAGCCAAGCGGGAAAGCTCTTATTCTTGATAGATTACTAAAGATAAATAGAGAAATAAGTGATATAAAAAAACTGATGTATCAGGATTTGACAGACATGTTTTAATAAGCGGGGATACCAATAACACGGCCCGCTCCTAACCGTAGGAGTTTGGCCTGATTTTAATCGACCCCGGCAAAATTATAATAGAGTATCCCCGTGCCGGGAGTTAGGAACCTACCTCATAACTCCGGAGCGTCTGGTTTTCCCTTGGCTTGGCCGGGCGCTCCATTATTTAGGACATGAAAATTGGCACGACAAGTTAAACCATTCGGCAACCGAGAGCCTTTTAAAATAGCGAAGCCGCGCAAGCCGCGAGAATATGTCAAGCAAGGTTCAAAGCGGCTAAATTTGATTTTGTTTATCTGCCGAGGCTGCGATACTGTCTACGATACCGGCGACGACGACAAACCTCTGCCGGGCATGCCACGTCTGGGCTTTACTAAAAAAGGCAAATGTCGAGATTGCAGAAAAGGATAAAAAAATGAGATGTTTTTACTGAAGAAATAGATGGAAAAAACTATGTTTGTGCTATCGAGACAGCTTTTGCTATCCAGTGTGCCGTTGAGGGTTGATAAACGACGATTACTTTTAGCTCTTGCATTTTTCTGAATAGATAGGTATATTGAGATGCGGTTAAACAGCTCCGCAACGGCTGAATAATCGTACAGTTAGAGCAAGAAATAACGGTGTCCTTACACATGGGGCCGGGTGTGCCATTTGTATTTTTCTTGCTCGATACAAACTATCATTCGGCGTTGCGGCTCGGCTTCAGGTGTAAGGACATTTTCATTTTAGGAGAACATCATGGCTTATGACATCGATAAACTATCAGAAGCATTGAAACAAGCAAGGCAGGCAGCAATAGAGGCAGACCCTGGAGCGGGCAATGATGGCGGTTCTTGTAACCGTGATTCTGCGATGATAATACTTAAGGGTATGCATTTGCGCATAGCTTCGAAACTGAATCTGCGTAAATCTGTTGCTCGCTCTGGAACTTTCTTTGTCAATGTTCCATCGTCTGGACAAGCAAACAGAAACACCGTCATGGTAGAGGCTGCTGTGCAAAAGTTGGTAGACCTTGGCTATGACGCTTATGTAAGTTATCAAATTGATTGAATAGTAAGGAACTGCAAAGATGACATCTAAGAAACTCCGGGAATTTTACGAAGAACAAACCGGAGAGCCTATCCCACAAGGCTTTCATGTTCATCACCTCGACTTTGACAGAAGCAATAATGACATAGATAATTTGGTGGCGATACCTGCTAAGTTGCATGGGCAATATCATGCCGTTCTCAATTATTTTGATGATTGTCCGCCGGGCAATGGCATTTGGAATCCAAGGATACCACCAAATAGATGGTGCGGGGATGAGGTTAGCAAATTGACATTGTTAGCTGAGTATGGCAATATGATTCAAAGACATGTACGATATAGGGATATGCAAATTTACCACCATATGCAATATGAGGTCACACCATGAGCAACATACGAGTTAAGAAGGAACGTGAGTTTAGCACAATTGATAACGAACCATTGAATGATAAATCATTGTCAATGGAAAGCATGGCCCTGCTTGTATACCTTCTCAGCAAGCCAGATAATTGGAAAGCCCGGAAGGGAGAAATAATCAAGCGTTTCATAAAGAACACCAAAAACAAAATTGAGTCTGCTTTTAAGGAATTGATTGCCTCTGAGTATGCAATCCTTGAAAAGATTCGTGGGGAAGATGGCAAGTTATCTGGCAGTGAATATCTGATATTTGAACGGCCATCGTTATGCAGAGCTTACCAGAAGGCAAAATCACCGAGGCAAGAAATATCCGACCTCGGAAATGTTAGAGACTCGGAAAACTTCGAGGGTCGAGAAAATCCCGCCTATAATAATAATGATGCTTCTAATAAAACTGATTTTATTAATAAAACTGAAAAAGAAAAAGAACCCGCGCCTGACGGCGCTGTTTGTCCTTCGTGTGGAACATTTAAAGCTGATTTTAGAACCGATAAACAAAAGAATTTTTGTCAAGCATGCCAATTGTGGACAAATACAAATCGATGGCTACCTATCAACCCCGAATTTCCGAACCCTCCGGAAAATCCGGATAGTTCAAAGCCCAACCCAGAAGCTCCAGAAGCGGACTGGGTGTGTAAGTTATGCCAAAAAGCACCAGCAACAAAAAAAGGGGGATGTTGCAAAAAATGCAGGCATAGACTTAACGGCAAGCGCAAAGACCCGGACAGATTCGAGGAGTTTTGGCCGTCACAAATCCGCAAGGTAGGCAAAGGGGCAGCAAAAAAGGCTTGGGATAAGGCACTTAAGAGAACACCATCAGAAGACATCATTAAAGCTTGGAAATCACAACGAGCCTATTATCTAAAGCGTTTAGAGATTCGAGGCACCGATCCGCCGAACCCGGCAACCTGGCTGAATCAAGAAAGATGGCAAGATGAGGTGGACGTAAAGAGTATCAAGGCCAACGGCAATAATACCAAACAGCAGGAGCAATATGACAACCCCGGATACAAGCCATTCCCACGAGTCCCTGCCGCCACAGGCGATTGAAGAGGAAATGGCCGTCCTTGGCTCGATGATGCTGGATCCAGCGGCCATTGATAAATCGATTGAGATTCTTGACAAAGAGGACTTTTACAAAAAACAGCATCGGTTAATTTTCGAGGCAATTCTAAGTCTGTCTGATAAGCAAGAGGCAGTAGATTATCTGACTGTCACTGACCAGCTCGAAAAAATGCAGGTACTTGAGGAAGTAGGCGGCGCGTATTATGTCACACAATTGCCTGAATCTTTGCCATCATCTGCAAGTGTTGAATATTACGCCAAGATAGTGAAAGACAAATCAACTCTCCGGAAAATTCGAACGGTTGCAAATGAGGTTTATGAAGCGACAAAAGAACAAGGCGGGCTGGATTGCCTTGAGATGGCACAAGAGAAGTTTTTCAGTATCGGAGTTGGCCGGAATGTAAGTTTCCGCAGGGTAGGGGAACCGTTTAAGGAATTGAATCAAATCATTGAGGAAAGAAAGAAAATGCCGGGCATGTTATTAGGGTTATCAACCGGGTACAGGCAGTTGAATTATTACACAGAGGGATTCCAGAAGAAAGACTACATTGTGATTGCCGGGCGCCCAAGTATGGGTAAGAGCAGTTTGGCTTTTAATTTGGCCTACAATATAGCTTCACAGAAATTCATTTCCGTAGGTATTATCAGCCTTGAGATGTCAGAGCTTCAGATAACAAATCAGCTTCTTGCAATCGAATGCCGGATGAATGCGCGCAAGATTATCAAGGGTGAACTTGATGCTGATGAGCAAGTAAGGCTTGATGCGAATAAGGAGTTTTTTAGCAGCTTGCCAATAACCATTGCGGACGTGGCTGGACTTACTGATGTTGGGTTGCGGAGTCTTGCTCGGAATATGAAGCGGCGTGACGAGATTGAGATTCTTTTCATCGATTACATTCAGCTCATGGGCTGCGCCGAGAAAACGAACAACGATAATCAGAAGATGACCAGGATTAGCAATGCAATCAAGGCGACAGCAAAGGAGCTGGATATTCCGGTTGTGGCAATTAGCCAGCTTTCAAGGGCTGTTGAACATAGAGGCGGGAGCAGACCAAAGCTTTCAGATTTACGGGACTCAGGTTCAATAGAACAGGACGCGGACGTTGCGATGTTCATTTACCGGCCTGAATATTACGGGATAAAGACAACCGAGGACGGACAATCAACCGAAGGGCTGGCCGAGATAATTATTCTAAAACAGCGGCTTGGCCCGATTGGGTCAATAGGTATGCATTTTGACCCAACAAAGACTCTGTTTTTTGAGATAGATGAGACGCACAAGGAGCCGACAAACGGTCATATTGGAAACAAGGATTTTGCAGAAGAGCTAATGAAAACAGAAGAACCGAATTTACCATTTTGAGGAGGAATTATGTTTAGCTATGAAGTGAATATCGTTTGCGATGACTATGATGGCCGCTGTCCAAACAAACAAGCTTGCGAAACGAGCGAACCGGTTGCAAGTGCGTTTGAAGGCAGAAAGAAAGTTATTGCTTATGCAAAATCTCTAGGTTGGATGATGTATGGCAATATCTATTGCCCAGATTGTGCAAAGAATCTTAAGGAAGATATTGAACTATCAGACGATGGCAAAGAACTATGAATATCTTGCCAAAAGAGACATACGAAAATTGTCCATCCTGCCAAGAATACGCCGACCTAATCAATCGGCAAAACGAGGCGCTGCTTCCGGCAATCAGGCTATGGCAAGAGGCACATGGGAAGCCGGACAGTCACCCGGATTTGAAAGAATTGGTTGATTGGATGATAAGTGAACGAGAGTTCTTTAAAGAAAGTAGCTTTTTCAAATAACCAAAGAAGCGCGGAGCCTTGTGAAAGACGACACCTACAGAAAGCGACTACAAAAGAAATCGCATAAGTATTTGAAAGCAAAGGCTATTGAGGTTTTCAATGCTTGGATACGAGAGCGCGATAAAGATAAGCCCTGTATTTCCTGTGGTCGCTATGGTGTGGTTTTGGATGCAGGGCATTATTACTCTGCCGGGAAATATCAATCTGTCAGGTTTGACGAACGGAATGTAAACGGCCAGTGTCACCAGTGTAATAGATTTGACGCTGGCAAGTTAATTGAATATCGAGAAGGTATCGAGCGGCGATGGGGCTCAGAAGTTCTTGAGGATTTGAAAGTAAAAACAGGACTTGAAAAGCAGATGGGAGCCTACAAGCTTGACCGATTTGCATTGATTGAGATTATTGTTAAGTACCGTGAATACATGCAGAGCAGTTAATCAAGGAAGTTTACGGAGGAGTTATGAAATACGAATATACCAGTTTTGGTTTTACACCACCAATACCAAATGATAGGAAATCAGTTTTTATTGATGATATAGATGTCGCAAATTGGCTTAATAAACATGCAGCGAATGGATGGGAGTTTGTTGGTCAAATACAAAAAATTTGGCATACTGAAGAAGGCATCAAACCACAATTTTATTGTATATTCAAGAGAGAAAAAAAGCCCGACACAAAGGCCGGGCTAACAGAGAAGGAGCTATGAAGAATGTTACAGCTTCTTTTTTCCCCCGCCGGATTTCTGAACGCCATGTCCAAGAGTGGCAGCAGCGACAGGCAGGAGAACAGACAGGGCAAGTTGCATCTGTTCGACAGAGATGATATTCAGGCCGTACAGAACCATAGACAGGCCGCCAGCGCCAACGGTGATGTAGGTCTTTAATCCGGTTGAATCTATTGCAGCCCGGAGTTGAGCGATAGAGCCAAAACCGACAACACCAAGAATTGTGAACATTACATTTGAATCATATAGCCCGGCAATGTTTCCGACAACCGTCAACACGCCAAGCACAACAGCGATAACAGGGTTTTGAATGATGCCCATTTTTGGAGCCTCCAAATTAAAGTACTTGACATGAATATAAGAAACCGCGTGGTGTTAAGCAAGTTTTCTCTTGCGGATTGCGTAATAAATGCGTATTATGTAAGCATGGCAAGGGCGATAGAAATATCGGCGCATAAGCAGGCGCGCCATGCGTGTAAGGCAGTAGCTCAATAGGCAGAGTTAGGGAATGGTCCCGCGGTTGCTGGTTCAAGTCCAGTCTGTCCCTGCCCCTTGTCATTTTTTTTGATGCGTAGCTTAATAGGCAGAGCCGCGGACTGTTAATCCGTGTGGTGTAGGTTCGAATCCTACCGCATCAGCAAAGTAGTTTTTTTAAAAAAAAGGAAAACTGCAATGCCTGGCAAACACAGAACAAAGATAAAGGGCCGAAGTTGGGGAGAGAGAATCTGCATGTTGGTTCTTGCAGAGGAGAAGGCCATGATAGCAGAGAAGGCCGCTCGGCGTGGGGTGAGCATGACATCGCTGATTGTCGAGGCGGTTGATAAACTGGAAGTGAAATGATAGATATTAAGGGTGGAATTGGCAAGGGGCAATTACCCCGAAAGGGGCGGATACCCGGACGTATTCCGGGGACTCGAAAGCTGGGCCGAATCGTAAGTCGGTCAATAGTTCGTTAAATGGCTGGTAAATTCCATGTTGACGTGCAGCCTGTATCTTGGTCGGACTTGATCAAGTCGGGTGCGAACGACGGTGGTTGCTCCTTGCCTAAAAATATGGCTTAAGAATATTGGCAAGGGTGGCGGAATAGATATGAAGAGAATTACTACGCCGGGAGTTGTACTGCCCGGAGAGGAGTACAGTAGCAAAGTATCTGTTTCGTGGATTTAGGTGCAAATCCCCTGCCCCTTGCCAATAACTAAAAATGAAATCAGAAATAATAGAGGCCATCAAGACTCTGAGGGAAGAGGCTAGAAACAAGCTGGCTGAAACGGATAAGCCACCAAAGCCAAAAGAAGAGGAACGGAATTGAAAGCACATTGGCTTAAACCTCCCACCAAGATAGGTCATATACCCTTCCACGGTTCCGATTTCTGGTGGTCAGCAAAGTTTGACAAGACAACTATAGTCCGGCTGGTGCTGGCGCCAGTGTTCACCTCGATAGCTTTCTTTTTGCCGTACCCGTTTAACTTAATCGGATTTGGAATGATAGCAGCATGGGAGACGGCCATGCAAACTGGCAACGGAACCGGGAACGATAATTGTGTGGGAATAGACAGATGCAAGCAGGGAGCGAATCTAATCGACTGGCTTGCGGTTGTGGTATTTGTGGTAGCGGCGATATTGATATGATACTGAACGCTAACAGCTTGCGGTTGCCATTGAGAGACAAGAGCGTACAGATGTGCGTTACCTCTCCCCCATATTGGGCGCTGCGAGATTATTCAGTGGACGGCCAGCTCGGACTCGAACCGACTCCAGAAGAGTACATTCAGAACATGGTAGCCGTGTTCCGCGAGGTGAAAAGAGTGCTGCGGGATGATGGCACTTGTTGGGTGAATATGGGTGATAGTTATGCGCAGACAACATTGAGACATCGTGGCGGTATAAGAGGCGATAGAAAAGAACGTTTAATAAATAATAATTATTCAACTGTTGTATCAGGTCTCAAACCCAAAGACCTCTGTGGAATTCCTTGGATGCTTGCATTCGCGCTCCGCGCCGATGGCTGGTACTTGAGAAGCGAGATAATTTGGGCCAAGCCGAACCCGATGCCAGAAAGTGTCACGGATAGGCCGACAAAGAGCCACGAGCAGATTTTCCTCCTGAGCAAGAAGCCGAAGTATTTTTATGACGCGGACGCGATACGGGAGCCGCATAAACTTGAGTCTTTAGCAAGATATGAATATGGCTTACAAGCGTCTGCCCCGAAAGATGGATATATATCTGCGGGAAGTGATACTGGCGCATTTAAATCAAAGCGCATGGGTGATCATATGAATTATAATGGCCGCAACAAGCGCACAGTCTGGGAGATAGCGACTCAGGCATACCCGGATGCGCATTTTGCTACATTTCCAGAGAAGCTGGTTGTGCCTTGCATCAAAGCCGGAACCAGCGAGAAAGGCTGCTGCCTAGAATGTGGGGCGCCGTGGGAGAGGGTTGTGGAGAAAACAACGCAAAGGAATAGTTGGGGAGACAGAAAAAATAGTCATACAAATTATCCAAATGAGGGAAGATGTGGTGATGTAACATCCAAAACAATCGGCTGGCGTTCTACCTGTAAGCACAAAGGCGAGCCGGTGTCTTGTGTAGTATTTGACCCGTTCGGTGGGAGTGGAACAGTCAAGAACGTGGCCGAGCGTTTGGGCCGACGAGCGGTAGTCACTGACTTGAAATTTGAATATTGCCAGATGGCAAAGAAACGCTGCGAGAGATTGCCGGAGTTATTTGAATGACCATCGAAGAAATAATACAGCAGACCTCAGATTTTAGACATTGGGGAGACGTTTGCAAGGAATGCGGGAAAGAGGTAGAGTAGGAACTTCACCCGACGCATTATTACATTCGCTGCAAGTGCAAATGTGGCTGGATTTCCTGCTGGTGGGAATATGAAGTGGAAGAGCAGGCGGAATTATTTTGATGTTTTATGACTCGGTAAAATCCTGGCTTGATGCAGGTATGCCTTGGGACTCGTTTGTCCGGGGCGATTGCAACGAGGCTATGCGGGAGATGCCGGATAAGTTCGCAGAGCTGGCGATAGTTGATCCTGAATATGGGATTGGTAGAGATGGGTCAAAGCCAAGTACATCAAAGCATGGTGGTAGAAAAGAATATGAATTTAAGGGATGGGATAGTAAAAGACCTGAAAAGGATTATTTTAATCAGCTTTGGAGAATAAGCAAAAATCAAATAATATGGGGAGCGAATTATTTTTCTAGATATTTGCCTCCAAGTATGGGATGGATATTTTGGGATAAAGGTCAAAGGATTTGTAATAGTGATGGAGAACTTGCTTTCACATCTTTTGAAAGAGCTCTTAGAGTTGCTGAATATAATAGAGTCGAACTTTTGATTGAAGGGGCTATTCACCCAACCCAAAAACCAATTATCCTCTACCGCTGGATTCTAAAGAACTATGCCAAGCTTGGAGATAAGATACTGGATACCCACGTTGGCAGTGCATCAAGTCTAATAGCTTGTGAATGGGAAGGCTTTCAATATCTTGGTTTCGAGAAAGACGAGGACTATTTCAGAGATGCCTGCAAACGCATCGAGCAATGGCGTGCCAGCCGAACGATAGATATGTTTGAAGAACCAAAGAACGGAACCGCGGAGCAATTGACTGCGCTATGAAAGATAACCTAATCGACATCTGCCAATGGTGCGGAGCCCGGAACAAGGAACACGGGCAGCAGATTGAGCATAAGAGTGGATGCAGGAAAAAACATATAGGTTCAATGTCATTTAGATTTATAAAAGATAAAATGCTTGCAAAAAGAATGGTTGAATATTGGGAAAAGCAAGCACGGGAAAATATAATTAGTTACCCAATAGAGGAGAACTAAAATTGAAATATGAATGGGATACAAATGGCAAGGCTGAAGAATATATAAAAGAACTTAGTAGGAAGATGGCAGAGGCTTTTGTAATCAATTTTATACGTGGGACGTTGGGAAAGATGATTGATTTTGAGCAAGGTTTTAAAGCTGGTGTAAATCACGAACAGCGCCGCCAGTATACACAGATTGAGGAGAACTAAAATGAAAAAGCTAATCTTGGCAGTACTCGTGCTTATGGCAGCCTGTAGCAAGGCGCCGACAGAACCGGATAGCTCAAATGTCCGTATAAGACAGCAGAGCTATTTCAAGCAAATCATGTTCGAGGTACTCTCGGAAACGAAGCTTGTCGCACCGAACGTCTATAAGGCCGACGATATGAAGATTAAGTTTGACCTTGATACGGAAAGTAATTATATTGATGAGGTGAAGGAAATCGCTTTGTCTTATGACCATGTTCCGACAGATTCAGCAGCATCGCAACTATTCAGGGCCTGGTTTCAATCAAACGAAACCCGCGCCCAAGAGGAACATAATTTGAAGACTCTCCCGAAAGTTCTCTACTCCAAACCAACGCCAGAATCAACCTACCAGCTTTACGATGCTGTGCTGGATAGGAACGTCTCGGTTGGCCTGAGTGCTGGCTTGACGCAGGATGAAGTTTATTTCAGGATTGAGATGCAATGATAACCATCCTATCTGAAATAGCAGCAAGGCTAATAGAAGCTTACAGGAATGCGGAACAATTCGTATTTCCGGAGTTGCCGCGCTCTGTCTTGTGGCATCTACTAAAGTTTCCCCAATTTGGCCTCTGGCTATTGGCTGGCTATAAGGCCAAGAAATGGCATTATCCTGTATTGGGTATAATCATTGCATGGCCGGTGTTTGAATTGAGTCTGAAGTATTTCAGGAGTGTAATGTAATGGCAAAGCTATCTGACATAACCATAAGACTTGATAGAAAAGCATCCGAGTCTTTTGACGAACGGACATCTCTGGTAGCAATTAAATGCACATCATTTGAATGTCTTAATAATCTCAGAGATAAAGGCCATTGCAATCTAAAAAGAATTCATGTAGAGCAGGGACGCTGTCAGAATTACCATACAACGGGAGATAGTGATAATGTTCGACTTCAGTGCAGATAGCGAGTGCTTGTAATGGCAAGTAGACCGACAAATGGCTGAGTCCTATAAATACGATGAAGTCAAAGAGGTGTTGCTTGCAGCTTTACGCGAGGGGATGCCTAAAAGCCATGCTTGTGATTTAGCTGGATTGTCGCGTCGAACTTTTTATGATTGGCTTGATAGAGCCGAAGATGGACAAGTGGAATATGCACAAATTGCACACGATATAAAAAAAGCGCAAGCTGATTTTGTTCAAGCCAGACTTGCTGAAATTAAAAAGGCATCAAGCGGCGGTCAATGGCAAGCTAGTGCATGGATGCTTGAACGCATGTTCAAAGAAGACTTTGCACGGCTTGAAAAGGTTGCACCTACAAATCCAGATGGAACTGAACAGTACTCACATAAAATCCAATCCGAGCTTGACAAGCTCGATACCAAGACACTTGAGAAATTAGCGAATGGAACACAAAAAAATAGTAAACGTACCAGCAAAGAAAATAGAACAAGTTGACTATTACACTTGTGATATATGCGGGATTAATCTTTCTGACGTTCATTATGAAGTTAGTGAAGTTGATATTTCAATGAAAGAAGGTGTTTCTTATCCTGATTCAGGTCATCATATTTTGACTGAATTTGATATTTGTATAACTTGTTTTAAAGAAAAGCTTATGAAGTTTATGTCTGACAATGGCGCAAAACCAAGAATCTCAGAGATTGATTGGTAAGTTTTTTTGATTCATGATAAGCCAAACAGCAAGCGCAGAGCTGCAAAGACAGGCGCAAATAAGTCTCGCAAGGCGTAGCTTCTGGCATTACTGTCTTTATACTGATTCAGTGCAGTATGAAACGCCGCATTTAAAGCAGCTTTGCACGATTCTCAATAACGTTTTTTATGGTCTCCCACTTGACCATACTGGTAAAGTTTACCGTAAGATAGTCCTGTCGCTTCCTCCTCGTCATTGGAAAACACGAACACTTATTCACTTTTGCGCTTGGGCGTTAGGTAAGAACCAACAGCATCGTATTATTGCTGGAACGTATAACGAGAAAGAGGCGAGCGATTACGGCAAGTTCACCCGCGATGAGATAGTAGAGGAGAAGAACGACCCGGCCGATATTGTATTTTCAGATGTGTTCAAGGATGATGGCAAGGCGGTTTCGCTAAAACATGGAGACATGGGAAAATCAAAATGGGCTTTAGAGGGAGAGCATTTCAATTTCTTAGCTACGTCTCCACATGGAAGCCTAACGGGCAAGGGCGGAACGATAAAGATTCTTGACGATTTGGTCAAGGATGCTGAAAAGGCCATGAACGAAAATCACCTTGATTCGCTGTTTACTTGGTGTGTCTCAACGTGGGCTTCACGCACAGAGGGCATGGACGGCGGAAATCCGATTGAGATTCTATGTGCAACTCGGTGGTCTAAGAATGACCCGACCGGAAGGTTTATGCAGGAGGAGCCTGGTGAGTGGTACGAATTTTCTCTTGAGGTCTATGACGGGAAAAATATGCTTTGTGACGATATGCTGACTTATGAGGCATACGCCAGAAATAGGAGACTTGCAGAGCGCAATACTAATCCGGTATCGAGAGCAATTTTTCAGGCGAATTATCATCAGAAGATTGTAGCGATTGAAGGATGTCTTTATACCAATATTCAGACCTACGACGAATTGCCGCAGTCCTATGAGGCGAGAAAGGCTTATATCGATGTTGCGGACGAGGGTGATGACTTTCTTTGTGCCGGGATGTATATCGAAAGCGGCGGTCTTGCCTACATGGTCGATGTTTACTATACTCAGGAAAGTGCTGAGGTAACAGAGCCAGTACTTGCGCAAAAGCTGATTGATGCTGATATAAGAGATATAGTCTCGGAATCTAATGGCGGCGCACGAAGCTATTCCCGCAATGTTGAAAGAGAGGTTGGAGAGCGCGGTGGAGATGCTAAGTTTATTACATTCCATCAGAGAAAAAACAAGATGGCCCGGATACAGTCGCAATCGAATAATGTGCTTGACAAAGTGCGTATGCCAGAGAATTGGATTCATCTCTGGCCAGAGTTTGCAAATCATGTTTTAAGCTTCAATACGAAGATAAAGAATCAGGCAGATGACGCGCCTGATATGTTGACTGGGATTTATGAGCGTATGGGCCGAAAGCTATCATGGGGGTAGAAAATACTTGACTTACTCGCACAACTTAGGGTATATTTAGAGTATGAAGAATGGAAAGCGAACTTTCGTTGGTCTAAGCGGGTATGATGAAACGTCATACAACAAAGCATTCGACAAAGAGAAAGAATGCAAAGCAGACTATGAGCGCAAGACGCTTGCCTTGTGTGAGTTGCCGCAAGACTTCAGCGGTGTCTTAGTAGTCAGGCACGCTTTCAGAAACGGCAGCATTACCGGAACTATAATGAAAAACGATAGTCATACAGAAATCAAAGACCCGTGGAAGCGGTTGAGTGATTTGAGATAGTCTCAATCTGGACATATTGCCTCGACCTTAAAAATAGGAAGGCCATTTTATTGAAAGCGTGTCCCCGCGCGAGTAGATGAATGGCCTTTTTTTATGGAACTAACTTTACAACAAATAACAGCAGCACAACTTGAGGCGCTTGCGCCTTTAACAGAGCCTCAGATAATCGAGAAATTGATTGATATTCATGAGGGTAGTAGGGCATACAAAGAGATGTGGGATGGCGTTAATTACTTTGGTGCTGACCATGATATTCTTGATTATGATTTCACTGAGTGGACTGATTACGCAAGTGGTCAAGTTCATTATCAGACCGATAAGGCTAACAACAGAATAGCACATCCATTTCACCGTCGTCAAGTACTTGAAAAGATTTCCTATCTCTTAAAAAATCCGATAACCATAACACATGATAACGAAACGTTAAGAGACGAATATGTTGATATACTCGGAAAGAAGTTTCACGACCGGGTAATTGATTGGGGAACGAACGCATCTAACAAGGGCCGGGAATACCTTCATATATTTTTCGATGGTTCAAAATTCGATTTCATGGTTATGGATGCCAGGGAAATTATACCGATTTATGAAACGACCAGACAAGAGAAACTGGAATCTGTGATAAGATATTACGATATAGTTGTGAATATCTCTGACAGGGAAGAAACGAGAACGCGTGTTGAATGGTGGTTTGCCGATAAAGTTGAAGTTTACGAAGAAGATGCAAATAAAGTATTCAAGCTTGAATTGATGAAGCCACATTTCACCATAGGGAATACAGCTTCAGAAGAGAGAGTGGCGGGCTCTTGGGGACGAGTGCCGTTTATTGAGCTATCTAATAACATGGGCAAGATTTCAGACTTAAGGTTTATTAAAACTCTGATTGATGCCTATGACATGCAAGACTCTATTCTTGCCAATGACCTTGAGGATATTCAAGAGGCTATTATAAAGGCAATCGGATTGAGTGACACACCATCAGAGATTAGGCGAAATTACAAAATGTTCAAGGTGATTTCTACCGGAGCAAATGCAGAGGATGTTGATATTGATTATATGTCTCTTGATATTCCTTATGAAGCGAAGATGGCATGGATGAAGAATGCCGAAGAGAATATCAATGTTTTTGGCCAGTCAATAGACGCGAAGACAGATGTTTTTGGACAGAATCCTTCAGGTGTTGCTTTGAACTGGCTTTACCTGCCGCTTGACTTGAAAGCTGGACTCCTGCAAAGAAAGCTTGAATTTGCTCTTTACGAGTTGATGTGGTTCGTAACAACTTATAAAGAGATATTAGGGCAAAAAAGAGTTGAGAATGTAGAAGAATTCAAGTTCACGTTTAACAAAAATATGATTGCCAATCATAAAGAACAGATTGAATTGAGCAATCAGTCAGGCGTGAAGCTATCTCAAAGGACTCTACTTGAGCAAGACCCACGGGTTGATGATGTAGACGATGAATTTGCAAGACTACTTGAGCAAGGCAATACCGGGGATGATGAGCTTGGTAAACTTCCCCTTGCAATTCAGCAGCTGGCATTAGCGAAGCAGAGAGCCGTTGATACCGGCCAGACCGAAGAGGCTAACGCTATTGCGCAAAAGATTCGAGATTTAATTTCACGTATAAATTAGCCCTGACCTATCGGGGAGAAATTGATAGGATTATCGAAGCGGGAGAGACCCGATAAAAACTCGAAAGATAAGGGAATAAAAAATGGATTTCAAAAAGATTCTTGGAGACGAGCTGGTCAAAAAGCTTGACGAGGCATCGATAACCGATGAGGTTATTAACGCTTTGGGAGCTGCAAAGCTGATTCAGAATGACGAGGGCGAGTTTATTCCTCAGGCGAAGTTTTCTGAAAAGGTTAAGGCGCTCAATGTTCAGATTGATGAGCTGAATAAGCAGCTTGAGACCCGGACGAATGATTATGAAGAGCTTGAAAAGAAAGTCAAGGCTGGTGCAAATGCGGCCGATGAACTGGAAAAGCTCAAAGCGAAGCACAAGGAAGATACCGAGACTCTCAAGAAACAGCTACAGGATATCAAGCTTGAGTCAGCCATCGAGACGGCTTTATTGGCTGCCAAAATCAAAAAACCAACTTGGGCTAAACACCTTGTCAATGAATTGATGAGGCATTCAGATAAGCTTGTTGAGGTTGATGGTAAATACCCTGCTCTGAATGATTTGGTTAACGGCTTCAAAGAATCTGATGATTACAAGGAATGGTTTGGTGAGGTGACTGTAAATGGTGATCCGCCGGATCCGAGTAATCCAAAGGACAAAAACGAAAAAGAACTGGCTGACTTGCGGAAACAAAAAGACGAGGCAATGAAGAAAGGCGACATGCGTGCTTCAATGCGTCTTGACCGTGAGATAGCTGAAAAACAAGGATAAGGAACAATGGCAGATACAACAGGTTCATCGTGGGATTTAGTCAACTACGTTGGTATGTTGAGCACTCCGTCCCGGCGCAATACGCCGATTACTGCTCTTGCTGGCGGTGAGAACGGCGGAAAGAATACTCAAAATGACGAGTTCCCTCTTAGTGTCGAATATAGTCTACCGGCAGCTGGTCAGAATGTGGTAACTGAGGACGCTTCGGTTACGGCCCCGGCTTCGGTGGATGTGACGACCTCACAAACAAAGAACGCGGTACAGATTCAGCACAGGTCTGTTTTGGTTACTTACAAGACGATTTCAAACATGAATCGTTTGACTGGTATTGCCGACGCAAGTCAGCCTTTGGCGATTCAAGACCATGTTGATTTTCAGATTCAAACAAAGTTTGACGCTATCATGCGTGATTTTGAGTATACCTGGATTAACGGCAGTTATGTTGCTTCGTCCGCGTCCAGTGCTGCAACCGCTTCTCGTGGTACACTTGAGGCTATTTCAGACGCTTCCAATGGCGTTGCCGCTGGCAGTGCTGACTTGACAAAGGAGCTTATTAATCAGATGCTTCGCGAGGCTTATGCTGACGGCGCTGTTTTCAATGACCCGATTTTTTGGGTTAATGCTTTTCAGAAGCAGCAGATTTCAGGCATATATGAGTATGTTCCGACTGACCGTTTTATCGGTGGCTCGAATATTCAGGCAATCGAAACCGATATGGGTCGCGTTTCCGTGGCGCTCAATCCTCATATGGCCGCCGCTTCTCTTCTGATGCTGGATATGTCTTTCTGCTCTAATGTCTTTCAGCCTGTACCCGGTAAGGGTAATTTCTTCTACGAGGATTTGTCCCGCACCGGCGCTGCTGTTAAGGGTCAGATTTACACTCAATTTGGCTGTGATTATGGCCCGGTCTATATGCACAATGCAATAACCGGTCTGACAACCTCTTAAGGAGATAAAAATGAGAAAACTAACTTTCGTTTTCCTTGCGCTCCTAATTGGGGTTGCAAACGCGCAATCGTATAAATACCCAGATCTTGGCGGTGTTCAGCCAAAGGTGCGTGCTTCAATTGAGGAATTGCGAGACGGTACGTTTAGGGCTGCTACTTTGTCCGGCGCTTTCCAGCAAACAGACGCATCGGCCAGCGGGTATTCGTACAATCTGGTTAGCTTAACTAATCCTGGAAGCTCTGCATCTTTGCGCGGTTGGCGGGTTAACCTTACCTCTGCCGACGATTCAACTGTAACAGATATGCAGTGTCTACACGGCTATCTTACGCTTGGTTCTGGTGCAACCGTAGCTGCGGGCGGTGCTCATTATCCGCTTTCGGCCTGGATTGATGTTCCATCTGATGTGACTTTTGCCGGGGCTGCTGTTGTGGCGGGTGTCCGGGCTATCTTTGATGCGAATACCAATGCGCTTGGCTCTGCTGCTGGCGGTGTTGAATCGGCTCTCTTTTATGGCCAAACATGGGCCTCTGCTGGAACGATTGACAGCGGTCTATTTATGGCCGCCGGTGCTGGTTCTACTATAGACGCGGCTTTTGAATTGGGTTCAGGCACGTTTGGGCGGATTATGGATTTTACCTCCTGGGGAGCTGATACGCCACTTCCGCTTATTGTTGGAGGGCCGAAGGATGCCTCTGCAACGGCGCATTTTGCAGTTTATGTTGGCGACCAGACCTCAAGCGCTGCGGTTGCCTCGGAAGTTGGCGCTGCTACGACAGGCAGTCTTTACATCTCAACTACAGGCAAATTATACCAACTTCGCTCCGGCACCTGGGTTAATTTCGACTCTGCGAGTTCTGACTGATGAACTTAGAAGAAACCGTAATAACGGCTAAGAAAGAATATAGCGGAAATGGGATTTATACCGTATCTGACGGGCAATCTCTTAAGATAGAATCAAGTCCTGGCGGTGAGGAAATTCTTAATATGAAGAACACCTCAGGAAGTGATTGGGATGTTCATATCACTGTCAAGATTAACGAGGTTTCGACGTGAGGGATTACATCAGTGTTGCTATTATTGCCTTGGTTGTTAGCCTTATTGTTAGTTTTGCGGTTTCTATCAATAAAAGCGAAAACGTCTGGAAAGAAACTGCAATAGAGGCTTTGACAGAGGCTAATAAATACAAGGCGGTCAATGCAAACAATACTGAGATTGTTAACCGTTTAATCGAGGATTTAAAGAGCCTTGAAAACGATGATGTTAATCTCGTTTTACAAAAACATGGAGCACAATAATGGCAAAAGGCAAAATAAACGAGGTTATCGAATCTCGCCAAGCTCCCGCCACTCACGGTTCTAAAAAGCGATACTATGTTGACCATTCAGTAATATGGGACGGTGAAAAAAATCGTCCCCTGGCCAAAGCCGAAAGAACTGAGCCGGGCGGGAAAAGAGTAGTTGAGACCTCTGACAAGAATATCCAGGATAAGTTGTCAGGGCTTGGATATAAAGCTAATGAGGTCAATATCAGGATGCATAACAAAAGACCTAATCCTCATGTCAAGACGATGGAGCAGGTTGACAAGGAAAATAAGGTATGAAGAAATTAGCCTTTATCTTTCTGTTATTGCCAGTCTGTCTTCAGGCTCAGGGTTTTAAGGATGCTATCTTTGCGAGTCTTGCGGATACATCGTCGGCTGTTACTATCGGTAAAAACGATTTGTTTACTGGCCTGATTATCCCTGATAACGTCAATAGCGATTCGCTTCATTTTCAGACTTCACGGGATGGGACAACCTGGTATGAAGTGCATGACCCGAGGCCTGATAGCCTAAAGACCTATTATGTTAAAGTGGATACAACCAACGCAATTTATCTTCCGCTTGACAAAGAGGTTTTTATGGGCTTGCGGAGACTGAAGGTTGTGCTTGATGGCGATTCAAACGCGGCTGCTGATACTTTTAAAGTGGCCTATAAGGATAACGGCTGGTTCTGATGTCTGTTATCACGGCATTTGAGGCAATTCAGATTCTTGGGATAAGTACGGACAAAATTCCAAGAATCGATGCTATCATACCGCCTTTCGAGGGCTGGCTGTGCAATTATTTGAGCAATTATTTTCATACCGGCAATTGGGTCTCAAAGAATACGTATTCTTTTTCAGCGAGTGCTATTACAGACTCAGAGACGGGTTTTCTCGATGATGGGATTGAGTTTGCTGATTTGATGGATGTTCATGTTGAGGGCTCTTACCTAAATGATGGCGTTTACTCGATTGATACGGCGGTTGCGGCTACTCTCACGCTTAATTCTAAGTATACCTTTGAGTCTGAAGATTTAGGCGCAACAGTGACATTAACAAGAATTAGATGGCCTAAAGGCCTTAAACTGGCAGTCGCAAAAGCTATTGAATATGAACTTGGCAAGACAAGAGCAATTAACGAAGCCCCGGCAAGAGAGAATCCAGGGGATGTCGATAAGGAGTTTCGGTATCCAAAAAGAATAATGGACGGATTCAAGCCTTGGCTTAAAATGAAAGTAGGTTAAATATGAAGTACGAAGTACGCTATCTTCCGAACGATGTTGCGTTTATCAAAGAAGCTTCGCAAGACGCATCTGCCTCGGTTGATGGGGTTGATGTCAAGTTGTGGTCGCCTGAACGTGAGGTGACGCATGCAGAGGCCGATAAGTATCGTAAGCAGCAAGTGAGTGAGTAATGGCTCGTCGCCGTCAATTGCGGGTTAAGATGCGAAACAGTCTGCATGGGCAGGCAATCGCAATCCCAAGAAACATGAGCAAGGCCGAAGCCGCCGCTATTCTAAGGCAAGAGCTTCAGGCTGAGACGCCTGTTGACAAGGGCAATGCTATTGCAGGATGGCAGACGCGAGAGCTTTCTAACGGCGATATGCGGGTAGTCAATGAGGTGAAGTATATCCGTAGACTGATGATTGACGGCAGCTCTCCGCAAGAGTCACCGGGGGCCTACAACCGAGCAATAAAACGGGCACGGGCACGGATAATCAAGGGGGCGCTTGATGGCTAATAAATGGTATTTACGCCAGACAACAGAAGCTTTGAAGGGTGAGGCTTTCAAGAAGCTTGACCAGTTCGCGGATATTCTCCGGGAAGAGATAAAAGAAGGCGCTCCCGGTTCGCTCAAAGATGGTATCAAGGTGCGTAAGAATCGTATTAGAGGCGAGATAACGGTTGCAAGTACGCACAAGTCCGGTCTTCCGGTGCCTGCTTATGTCGAGTTTGGCACTCCGCCTCATGTGATTACGCCAAAAACGGCAAGTGTATTGAGGTGGGTAGATGATGACGGGACGCACTTTGCCAAACGTGTTCATCATCCAGGGACTGACCCAAATCCGTATATGAGGCGCGGGATTAGCCGGGCGGTATTTAGATTTAGGGAAGTCAGATGATACCGGCGCTTAGGGACGGGATAAAGACTCTGATGTATACCGTTGACGGGATAAGCACGGAGAACGGTTTTTATCTTGAGATACCCGATAACGCAAGCTATCCCTATGTTGCTTTTTACGGCATAGAGGAAAATTTTGATTTAGATTCAGTTAACAGGCATGAGCCAAATACGGTACAGTTTACATTTCGCGGCGACGATGAAGACACAATGAACGACTTGGTTGAGACGTTCAAGGATACGTTTGACCAAGGACAGAATTCTATTAGCGTGACTGGCTATACCTGCATCGATATTCGCAGGCTTCTGAGTGTTCCGGTTCAGCGGTTCGGAGACATCTATCAGCGAACTCTTGATTACGAGTTTTATATTTACGAAACGAGGTAAACGCAATGAAATGCGAGAATAACGAAAAGCACAGAGTTTTCATAAGAGAGGGCCGAGTTGCTATCGATGGTGTAGTATCATACAAACGAGTAATATGTAGGGATTGCGGCTATAGGGGGCCTATGGTTACAGCCAAAGGCAAAGTTGAACTACCGAAAGAAAAGGAGTAAGATATGGCTTTGATGAGTGGAAATGATGGCGACCTTACTTTTGCATCGACTTCGTTGCCTTGCAGGACTTGGACGTTATCAAAAGAAGCTGGCGAGATTGAGACTACAAACTCAACCGATGCCGCAACAACCAGAAGTTTTCTTGCGGGCCGTCAGGGTGCCTCGTTTAGCGCTGAAGTCTATGCAGATGACGCAACCGCTGAGGCTACGGTAGGGGAAACGGCTATAGCTGCTGAGTTTATTGCAAAGCAGGGTACTGCTGACAAAAAGTGGGCTGCGTCAATTATGCTAACGTCTGCTGAAATCGTCTGTAATATCCCTGAAGGCGATGCGGTTCTTATTCGGTATGGCGGACGAATTACCGGTGCCATCACTCCGACCCAGTATAGTGCTTGATGAATGTACCGGAGCCGAAGTCAATTGAAATCGTGCTCTTTGGCCAAACCGTTAGTCTAACCGAAAGGACTGCCGAAGAGAGATTCCAGCTTGAAGATGCTATGTCTAACCGCAATGGCGATGGCTCAGCATTGACATATATTGCAAGTTTGAAGGCAATTGAATGCGCTCTATCGAAGAACGTAAAACGGTTGCCTTCTTTTTTGCGCCCAATCAAGAGACGTGAAGTAAGGCAGTGGAATAAGATATTTGAGTTTAACAATCTCAAGAAACTTAGCTGGACTCAGATTGAATTTCTGCTTAATGAAATCAATAAGCTTGAGTGGGGCGACAAGTACGAAGAGTTAAAAAAAAAGGCTCTCGCGGCGGCGATAGACTCTCAAGAGAAACCGTCCGAGGACTGATAAGCTACTTTTTCAAAGTCGAGTATTGGAATGTTGAAAAGTTACCAGCAAGTTTCTACAATGAGATGCTTGACCAGGCTATCAATCAAGGGCACTGGCGCGGCGGCGGGAAGCTCAGGCTTACTAATGAACCGGTTGCGAGTGGAGATGTGCAATCTGATTTCTGGGCTATGGCAAAGGCGGGCCGGATACCGTGGTTGTGCAAGGATTGTTTAAAGAACAAAAAGAAAGGCGAGTGTACTTGTGAAATTGCTGACATCGACAATTGAATTGATAAAGCCTCTGCCGGAACGATACAACAAGGTTATTGCTGATGCTAAAGAAAGTGGCAACGAAAAACGGATACGAGCAGCGAATAACTTGCAATTGAATGTTGATGCCATGAATATGGTTTTGAAAGCATCTGAGAAATGGGAAAAGAAGATAACGTTTTTCAAGAGACGTGAAGTTTATATCGTGCCTAAAAGCGATGTGGGATTGATTAGAAACGCGAGAGCATATCTTGGCAAATAGACTCAAATTAGCTGATTTGGTAGCTGAAGCAAAGCTTGATAATGACAAGTTTTTGCGTGAGTTGCAAGAGATTCGAAACTCTGTTGACCGTCGCACAGATGAAATGGTCAAGGAATTTAGAAAAGTAGAGTCTAAAGGTACATCTATTTTCAAGCGCTTTGCATCTGGCGCTGTGGGGGCTCTGAGCGGGATAGCAACTTTCTTTGCAGCGCGCGGTATATTCACAGGCTTTCAGAAAATGATTAGCCTTGCATCAGATACAACCGAATCTATGAACAAAGTAAAGGAGGTATTTGGAGGCGCTGCTGATGAAGTAATAAAATTTTCTGATAATGCAGCTACGTCATTAGGAGCTACAAGGCAAGAAGCACTCGCAATGACTGGAGAGATAGGCAATCTTCTTGTTGCAATGGGTGCGAACGGCGAAGAGGCTGCAAGTATGTCAACAAAGGTAACGCAACTTGCCGCCGACTTGGGTTCGTTTAATAACGTTCCGACTGTTGAGGCGCTTGATGCTATTCGCGCAGCTTTGGTCGGTGAAACTGAACCGATAAGGCGATTTGGCTCTGACATAAGGGTTGCAAGGCTTGAACAACTTGCCCTTGCGAAAGGAATAGACAAGTCACGGCTTGCGACAGATTCTTATTTGAAAGCACAGTTGTCTTTAGAGGCGGTGTTTCAGGATACGAAAAAAGCTCAGGGAGATTTTAATCGCACTGCAAACGATTGGGCTAATCTTCAAAAGACTATCACTGCACTTGTTTCAGATGCTGCTGCAAAACTCGGTACTGCTTTAATACCAAAGCTGACTGAATTTGCAAGGATAGTAAAAGAGTTTTTGACTGGCGACAGATTCGATGTATTTCTTGAAAACCTTACAAAGAGGTTTGACCAGATTTCTTCAGCAATAGCTCCTGTTGTTAAGGGGATGATTGACTTTGTTAATGCCGCTGATGCTGAAAAAATAACAGAGATACGTGATGAAATAGATTTTCTGCAAAAGAGGCTTGCAAGTCTACAGGGTGTTTCCGGGTCTTTAAATAAATTATTTGGACATGATGTAGATAGCAGAATAGCAGAGACAAAAGCACGGATAAAAGAACTTAACGGAGAATTGCTTGCTCTTGTTACGGTAACTGAATCCGATATTCCAGGAGGCAAGAAAAAAGAAAAAGAAGACGATAAAAGCCCTGTAAACCCTGAAAAAGCCGCGGATGCTAATCAAGAGTTGAAAAATATGGCGGTCAATATTGATGCCATAAATGCCAAGTTTGGAGATGATATTTCTAAACGATTGATTGGCCGTCTGGCAGACCTTGACTATATAGATTTGGGCGATATCTGGAAAGATTACAACGACAACATACAAGCAGCAGATGCAAAAACAAAAGACCTTGGATCTGACTTAAAAGGAGTTGCCGGACAACTTGGGACAGCTTTTAAAAATGGACAAAATCTCGGCAAAGAACTCTTGAAAATAGCCCTTCAATTTGCAGCTCTAAAATTATCCGGGCCGATTGGTATAGGCGCTTCTTTCTTATCTGGAGCATTAAAACACGGCGGTGGCGGGACGATAACTCAGTCGGGTGGATTTGCAAAAGCTCAGTTTGGCCTTGCAGGAACGGTGCCGACCGGGTTTCCAAGAGACAATTTTTTGATTGGTGTATCAAGTGGCGAGCGGGTCAACGTCGAAACGCCTCAACAGGCAAAGATGAATGACAGGCACTTGCAGGCTATCTTAGCGGCGCAGCAAGCGACAAATGCTAATATATCACAATTAGCAAGACGACAGGACAATATCGAAGCAATTGTAAATGTCACTGACAGCGACCTGGAAGTATTGGTAAGGCGAGCAGAGGTAAGACGGGCGAGGTTCTTGTAAAATGTCATACACAATAACAGTAACATTTCCACAAGATACGGTCGGTAGCAATACGGTTCAGATGATATTGATTTTCACTGTGAATGATACCGGCTCAAATCAGAATGTCAGCTCAGGCGATCAAAATCTTGCCATAGAAAAATATGGAAGATTGAAATGGGAATTCGACCTTGAAAACACTTTGCTTATGCCGGGTGAATTAAGCTCAATTATCATTGACCCAAATAGCTATATAAGCAACTTGATATTTGAGAACACATTGACAGAGAAACAATTTGAAGTACAAATAAAAGTTGACGGCACAACCGACTTTATAGGTATAGTTCCTGATAATGAGGCCCGATGGGATGAAGGCACAAAAATTTTGAACTTCAAAGCAATACCGCAACTTGACATATTAAATCGCACCGCTATCTATGACGATGATGGGAATCCTCTTGACCCGCTTGGTTTGTCAACCGGAGATAGCGAAAGTATATCTGCTGCGACATGGGACAGCGGAACCGGATTAGTGACGGTAACACATGCTTCAAACGCAAACTTTAATGACAATACGAAGATATTTATTTCTGGTGTTACTGGAATGACAGATTTGAACCGGGCATTTGAGATTTATAATGAAGTATCAAATACACAGTTTGAGATAGAGCTTGAAACAGACCAAACTTATGTTAGCGGTGGCACAGTTCAGATAATGAGTTTTGGTTTGAATAAAACCATCTATACGATACTTGATGAAATTTACCAATTCGTCGATTCTTCTATTGTTGCGGATACGGCAACTTTTACAATAGATGGCCCTGGATGGGATTTACTTTACGGCGCTGGAGTGCAAAGGGATATATCTAATGCAGTTTCAACAGACGGGGATACAAAGGTACAGGTAACGACGAGCGGCACTCATGGTTTATCTGTGAGTGATGAGGTGATGATTCGTGAAGTCGTCGGAATGACAGATCTCAATGACATATGGACAGTTACTGATATTGTCGATACAACAAACTACAAAGTCGGCCTTGCAACTGCTCAATCATATACGAGCGGCGGAACATCGCAACAAGTTAATACGGCAGTATGGGATGATGAAACATATATGCTTTGTTCTAATCTGTTCGGCGAAGCTGATGCAGGAGTTTCAACATTAGCTGACTTATTAAAAAAGCTTGCTATAGATTGGTTCTGTTATACCGGGTTGCTTCATCAAAGAAAAGCATTTTTTTATAAACTATATCATTATGATAGTGGAAATCTTCAAACTCTTGGAGACGTTCACTCTCATCAAAAGGGTTATAAGTACCCGCTTTACAAATATGTAAAAATATCACAGACATTTGGAGCATCAAGGAACAAGTACTTTGATGCTGGTGACTTTACTGTTCTTGATAGTTCAACTTTAAAGCGTGAAAATACGTTGCCCTGGTTATGGTGGCTTAGTGGTTTTGGTTCTACAAATGTATCTCAATGGAATGGGAGTGGTGTCAGTGGGGTTGATTACGTTAAAGATGACGATTGGGATAGCACGGTTGATGGTTATATTGCAAGCGGGCAATTGCTTGCTAACTTGTGGCATCAATATCGGTCTGAAATGTTGCCTTATAATCGGGCTGATAAGTTTTTAGTTGACGGGATAGAATACAACCCAATTGATGGTTTTAATTACGACAGCAAGAAGTATTGGCCCGTCAAGCTTGAGAAAGACCTTGACGGGGGTCAATCAAGATTTGAAGCTATTTATTTAGGTTCAACATGATATTTGGAAATCAAAGCCCTAAATTTCAGGTCTCAAGTACAGATGTTTTGCTTGATTATGCTGTAGTGGAAGACTTCACGCCTGATTACGGCAACATATTAAACGAGGGTTCGCTTGATAGAAAAAGAAGCTTTGTCACAAAGCCTCTTCATATAAACTTTGTTGTAGTTGTTCACCTTCACAGATATATTGACCCGCAATCCAAGTATGACGAGATAATTCAGCATCTAAACGCTACTTGTCAGGTATGGCGGCATAGAGACGGCGCAGCTTTCCAGGACACCGGTGGAGCGGATGCAGATTTTGTTTTCATCGAAGCACAGCCGTTTTATCTTACAACAACAGATTACGCCGATGCTTTGAGGCTTGTTTTCAAGTCTATTGATGTGATTGAATTATCTGATTATAAATGGCTTCAGGCAAGTTTTACAAGGGACGAAGCTTCTCAGACGGCATGGCATTATAATTCTGATACGGGACTCTGGGTAAATACTACAGAAGACCAACTCCGATACACAGAGGGCCGCCGCGGCAAAATGACCGGTATCTTGATTGAAGGAGCACGGCAAAATTATGTTGGCTCAGATTGGCTTGATTGGGATCCGTGGACTAAAGTATTTATGACCGTTGATGATGAGACGACTGAAACACCCGATATTTTCGGTACAAATTTGATAAACAAATTGACAGCGGGCGCAACTAATGACCAAATTGTTTATGACACTGGCCAAACGGCGGGAGACGATTGGACTGCAAGTATCTTTGTTAAGTCTGGCCAAGGAGATATTAATGGGAGTCTATTTGTTGCTGGTTCGGTAAGTGGGACGGAAGAGCAAGAATTTGTAGCAACGCCTGACGGGCCTTATAATGGATTTTCGCATGTTCAAGTTTATGCTGATACGAGCGGGTATTCGGGAAATATAAACATAGATGTTTTAATAGATACAAATACAGAAATAATTTATGCTGGGCCCGCTCAAATGGAAAAGGGCAAGTTTGCATCGACGCCAACCAATACCACGCGCCCCCTTGAAAAGTTGATTATATCTCCGGTTGGCTTGATAGGACGGGATTCTGGTTCTTTGGGGTTTTGGTTTAAACCGGAAGCAATCTATAATGTCCACGACCGGCTTGATTTGATTACAATCGGGACAAACGATTCCAATAAACATATCTACCTCAGAGTTGAGACAAACGGCAATCTCAATTTTTTTGGGTATAAGCTAAACTCAACGACAGCGGCCTTTAGTGTGGCTGTTTCGATGGCAACATACTGGACTCAAGATGAATGGATTCATTTAGCTGTTACATGGGATTTTCTTAATGCAAACAGCGGTAAGATATATGTGAATGGTGTTTTAAGAAACACATCATCGAATGACCCGGCATCGCCCTCTGATATAGGGACAAATTTTGCAATAGGTTCAACCATTGCCGGTGGTGCTCAGGCATTTGGAGTTTTTGATGAGTTGTGGACTGACAAAACTTTGGGACTTGGGCCTGTTTTGACTGATGCTGAGATTCTACAAATCTACAATGGCGGGCGGCCAGCGAGGTGCATAATATGAGAAACCTAATTTATTCAACTATAATATGGCTATTTTGTTGGGTGCAAGTTTATGCACAGCCTTCCGAATGCAGAGTTTATGGCACGGTCTACGATTGGGACTTGACGACTACTACAAAACTTGAATTCAGGGTATTGGAGGTAACAAAGAATCAGACTCTTTTGCCTCAGTACGGCAATAAAGTTTATCGCTCTAATGCCACAACCGGATATATCTATTTTGTTTTGCCGCAATCGAGTAACGCGAAGATTCAGGCTAACGTGTCTGGGTTTACCGGGACGACTTATCTATCGATACCTGCCCAAGATAGCGTAGCATTAACGGCTTTACAGCCATCATCGGTTTCTGTTAGTTCCAATGCCGGGTATGTGACCGTTAGGGATTTGGATGGCAACCCATCAAAAACAATACAAGGGAACAATGATACTTTAAATATCAAGGCTCCTTTGACATTTACAAAAGGAACGACAGCAGATACGGTTGGCGTAGATACCACAGATGCTACATCGACAGCCTTAGTTACACAATATGATTTGAGTCAAAATGCCGGAGATATAACAGCTGTGACGGCTGGCACAGCTCTTTCCGGTGGCGGAACATCCGGGGCGGTTACTCTGAATGTTAGTACATCTGCACTCTCTTTGGTATCGGCGGCGGCTACTGATACAGCCTTGATCCGGCGGGCATCTGGCGCGGGTTATGCCAAGGCTCTTGTTTCGGATTTCGGTGCTGCTGGTTCTGGGGATATTACGGCCGTGAATGTCAATGCTCCGATAACAGGCGGCGGCTCAACGGGTGATGTGACGATTAGTGCGGATACATCATCCGGGTCGGCTAATCTTGCTACTCAATATTATGTCGGGAATCAAGGCTTTTTGACTTCTGAAACAGGGGATATTTCAAACGTATCTGTAAACGCTCCAGTCACCGGAGGGGGCGCTTCCGGTTCGGTGACTATTTCGGTAGACACTACAGATGCGACGGCTGCGGCTTTGGCGACTCAATATGATTTATCCTCAGGTTATCAACCACTTGAAGCAACTCTGACAGATATTGCCGACGGAACGATTGCGGAGAATCTTGTAAACACGGCGAATCCCTGGGCGGAGAATGAGATAGTTTCAACCGTTATTGTTGAGAGCGAATTGGCCGGGGCCGAAACCGACCCGACTGTTGAAGATAGCCTGGAAGCGTCTGCTTATGATTCTTTGTATATCGACGACCAAAATACCGGAGTGGCGAATCTGATTTACTCTCCTAATGATTCGAGCCTATCGGTAGATGGAAACATTGAAGGAGAGACAATCACTGAGGGCGGCAGTGAAGTAATAAATATCGATGAGCTTTTGGTTAATTGGGCCGGAGTGCATCAATTTACAGACAACTTCTTACAACTTCACAATCCGGCAGCTACATTTCAATATCTCTTTCGGTCTTCGCCTGGTAATATTGCGGCGGATAGACAGGTTTATTTTCCTCTTTTGACGGCTGCTGATAGCATTGTATTTCAGGCGCATACTCAGACTTTGACAAATAAGACTCTTACAACTCCGACTATCGGGGATTTTACAAATGCAACTCATGACCACGAGAATAACGCAGGCGGTGGGACATTAGCAGCGGCAGCTATTGCAGACCAGAATGCGGGCACGGACATAACAGCGGATTTGGAAGAGGAAACACATGCGAGTGAGCATGAAGATACCGGAGCCGATGAGATAGCCGTCACTGCCGGGATGATGAACACAGGGACAGGAGCATCCTCATCCACGTTTTGGCGCGGTGATAATACTTGGGTTGATGTATGGACAGAGGCGGAAAACACTTCAGCCGATTATTTTCCACGAGCAACATTCCCGGATTCGGCAACGGTTCATTTCCGGTCTGCAACTTATCAGGATTCACTTGCACTTGATGATGACGATACGGGCGGGCCTAATCTGGCTTACTCTCCGACGGATTCAAGTTTTACGGTCGATGGTGTGATTACTGGCTCAAATCTTAGCGGAACAAATACGGGGGATGAGGCTTTGTCGGTCGTTGGTACACCTGCATATTTGACTGTTAGTGACCACGAGATTACACGTCTTGCTATACGTTCGCCGTGGGTTGACTCGGTAGGGGTTGACGGCTTGTTGACTCAATCGCAAGCTATCGCGGGCTATCAGCCGCTCGATGCTGACCTTACAACTCTGGCAGGAAATACGGCATGGCGGGTGTTCTATTCTGACGGCTCAAATGTAATAACAGAATTATCTCTTGGTTCTTCCGGGACGTACTTGCAATCGCAAGGAGCCTCATCGGCACCTACATGGTCAACACCAGCCGGGTCAGGCGACGTATCGAAAGTAGGAACGCCGGTTGACAATCAAATAGGCGTTTGGACTGGAGACGGCACTTTAGAGGGCAACGCGGAATTTATTTGGGTTGCTGATACGTCTTTGGTTGTCTCAAGCGATGCCGATTCTTTCTTTGTCAGGCTTTACAAGAGCCTTTATCCGCTTGATTTGGAGATAGGGAATACAAGGCAATTCGGGGTTGATTCTACTGGTAATATCGTTGCTACCGGAAATCTAACTTTAAGCGGCAATGCTGTTGCACTTGGCGACAATTCAGACCAGAATCTTACGATAACTTTTGACACGGATGCTTCGCCGGACGCAACTTTAATATGGGATAATTCGAATTCATTGTTTGCCTTCAATAAGGAAATAGAAGCTCAGGCGGGACTTAAGATAGACACGGACGATACACAACTAACGATAGGCGGTGGCGATGATATTGGATTGCAATGGGAGACAAGCGGTAACGACCATGCCCAGCTTGGTATCAAGGTAGGCGGAGCGGCTGGTGCAGGATACTTTAGCTTGATGGAATATGCTGATTTAGGAAACGCTAACCGCAATCCTTCCGGGACGGTAGCCGACCCGACTCTAAGAGTTTATTCCGCAGATGCTACGGCAGCAAGCGATTATATAGAATTGAGTCATAACCAGACTAACGCACTTTTAGCGGTAGGGGCTGGGAACCTGAATATATCAGCCGCCGGGGGAACGGTTGATTTTGCGGATGAAAATATTACAACCTCTGGCAATGTTGATGGCATAGACGTTTCGGCAGTTGGCGCGGCATCGATAATTACTTTTTCCGCCGAAGCCTCTTTAAGCGGTGAAACTGCTTTGAAGGGATTGACGCACGCCGCTTTGGCGGCTGGAGACACGGTATACTATGCCGACCCAAACGATACCGGCAATCTGAAAAAAGGTATCTTGGCAAGCTACTTGACAGCCGAAACAAACGACTTGGAAGGCGATGGCGCGGCCAATATCGCAGATACAGAAATATTCATTGGAACCGGAGCTGGTACAGGAAATTACGCAGCTGTTACCGGTGATTTGTCTCTGGCTAATTCCGGCGCCGCAACGATACCCACCGATGCAGTTCTGATAAATGAAATTGGCGATGCCACGGGGAATAAAACAATTTCGTTTGGCTCAAATACAATAGGGGTTTCCGCTTCAACTGGACAATTTGAGGTAGAAGCTGTTGGAAATTTCACTAATAATAGCGGCGTATTGCACGTTCATCAGCATACCGGAAACCCCGTAGCTGGCGCATGGGCAGGAATGGTGCATACAGAAGATGCCGATATGTCTGGCCTAAAGATAAATGCAGAACTTGCAGATTCTGCATTATTCGTACAGGCTGGAAGTGCCTATTTCAATGAGGCCGTGAAAATAGATGGCGCTCTAAATCCAGCCGGGGGTATTATCGATGGTACACTCGAAGAAGCGGACATTGGCGATTTAGGTTCTTATCTAACAGCCGAGACAAATGCTCTTGAGAGTGATGGCGCTTCAGGGATTGCCGACACTGAAATCCCGATAGGCACAGGAGCCGGGACAGTAAATTATGCGGCCTTGTCGGGTGATGTTACAATGACAAACGTCGGCGTTGTTACAATAGGCGCGAATGCGATTGATTCAGATTCTTATGTTGATGGCTCGATTGATAACGAACATTATGCGGACGGTTCTATCAATAGTGCGGAGCTTGCAGATGGGGCCGTAACAAAATCAAAGTTGGGAACTCATATAGCACGTTGGGCAGTACCGTTTCCGGACACGCTTCTGACCGCAACGTCTGGCGATACTGCTGTATTCCTGTGGCGGAATACTACAGGCGGAAATGCGAATCTTGATTCAGTTTGGGCGCGAGCTGATGTAGACAATTACGATTTTCACATTGTCATGGTTGACCCTTCTGGGGAGACAGTAACCCTAAACGATGCAGTTCAATTGACGACGAATAGGGCAAACCATTTCGACGGTACAGAGACAACAATAACAGCGGCCACGATACCAAATGGCTATCAGGTGTTTTTCCTTCCAAGCTCGGACGATGCTAATTACTGCGCCGGGGAGGCGTATATCTCATGGTAAAATACGTCTATTTCGTCTTAGCATTGATACTCTGGGTAGGAGCAACATGCCGGGGGCGACAAGAGCCTCCGGTGCGAATACAAGCTGATGAGAGTGATGATTTTTGCGATGCTCTCGGTGGTGAATGGACAATGGTTGACCCCCTGAGTGCCGGAACATTCGCCATACAAGGAGATACGGTTTTGAGCTTAGCAGTTAGTCATGGCTCAACACCTTTAGATATGTATACTGGAAATCCGCCAAATACATCTCATATGTATCTGGCTATAACTGATGCTGATTTTACCTTAGTGGTAAAAGCTCATAGCACTGTAGATCCTGGCAGTTCAAGCCCGGATATTTATGATGGTTTTGGCCCATACGTCAGACTTGGAAGCGAATCTCAGTTTATCAGACATGGCGTATATTATGATGGGGCCGCTGGCGGCAATCAGAAAGTTTTTCGCACATTGATAAATGGAGCATCCGCAAGCAATACGGCAAGCGCAAATTGGAATCAGGACGAACCGCTTTGGTTTCGCATAACTTATACGGAATCTAGTGGAGAGTTTGTGACGGATTACTCCGCGGATGGCACAAACTGGACTACGCTTGGAGCAACTATAACGACGGCTTTGAATCCTGACGGTGTCGGTCTTTATGCTTTAGATGCCTCGGCAACTGGAGGTATTGCATATACTGCGCTCTTTGATTACATCTCACTAAATGGCGCGGTGAACGGCGATGAATCGAGCTGTGCGGGAGGCGCACCCACATCTTTCAGATGGGGCAACTTGGTACAATAAAAACAACTATGGCGGGCAACTTAATGGAAGAACGGCTAAAGAAACTTGAATATATCATTAGTGGAAACGGGAGGCCTGGATTGAATGAAAGAGTAAGAAAAATTGAGGCAATCCTGATAAGACAAAACGAACAGAAAAACCGAGATGAATCAGACCGGAAGAAAGTTTTTGCTGGAATAATCGTCGGGGTTGTTGTTCTGTTAATTCAACTTGCAGTTCAGATAGCAACCAAATGAAAAAGCTACTTCTTGCAATAATTATTTGTAGCTGTGCCGGGAATATCCCAAAGCCAGACCCGGATAGAGGGTGCTCTGTCTGTGGAGAAGGATAAGAAATGATGGATTTTTACAAATTTTACCCAAAAAACTGTCCTGAATGCGGAGATCTTCTTGAGCATGACGATAATCTATGTTATTGTATTAATTACGAGTGTCCTTTTGAGATTTTCATGGTCAAAGTAGAGCTTTATTATTATGACCCATCTGACTTCCAAAGAGTTAAGGCCGATAAACAAGACGAAATTGCAGATGATGTTGATGCTCGTCTGATGAAAAAAACGACACAGGAATCTCCAGAATGGACAGGAGGATGTAATTGCAGTACCATGCGGGTGGTGCCCGCGATGTAGAATCTTTGCTTATTTTGGTATCTATTATTTCAGTAATATTTAATGTTATAACGATTCCACTTTTATGGAAATTGTTCAAAAAGTATAGAAAACTAAAGAAGTCTATTTTCTTCAAAGCAACTGGACTATGAAAAAGTTCTTTCTTGCAATCATAATCTGCGGCTGCGCTTCGGCTCAGACTCCCGGGTACTTTCCTGTTTCGGAACTAAGCTATGATATCGAAGCTAAGGCAAAAACCGCTACTTATCCGGTGCCTGATTCAATCGTGACAGTAATGAAGGGCGACACGCTTCGTATATCATGGCAGCACTCGGTTGAAAAAGCAACGGCTCAGGATTCAGCGAAAGCATGGGACAGGTCTGGCGGATGGACTCGAATTGTGCAGGGGATAGAGGAACTTAACGGAGGGGTTGTATCTCACTCCGAGGAAATAGAATTCTCGCCGGGAGTCTGGTGTCTAAGGATTTGGGCTTATCACTTTGCTGGTGGCGGAGTTTGGAACAGGAGTCCCGCGCCTTCTGATGAAATAGAACTTTTGGTCTTGGATAAACCAACAAGCGGCCCGGATTTACCAAGGCCGCCGATGCTGATTGAAATAAGAGTTAAGTAGCGTTGATTAGCCGGATGCGCTCCCCCCGGTTTTACTCATAAGAATGAATCGGACATGGCCATTTATATGTAGAATCATTACATGTACAATCTGGTATCCAATTACTCACGGTTATCACCCGGCCTTTCATGGTTAAGCAATTCTGGATTCTCAAAGCGAGTTCCGATGACTTCAACCTTATCGCCATTGCAACCCCATTCTTTTAGAGCCCATCCGATGGCAGTCATATCATAATCATAGAAGTCATCTTCAACAATAAATGCACCATCCTGAAATCGTACTTCAATGAATTTGACCTTTCCGTCATCATAGCTAAGCTTCAATATATCTCCCTCCCATATCTCTTTCCCATTGCGGTCATGCAGGCCGGTGAATTGCATCGGTTCAAAGATTTCCGGTCTCCGGATACTGGCATGGTCAAAGTATTCTTCAGTAGCTTTTGATAGTTGCGTCTCATGAACCCAAAAATAAAAGCCTTTGTGGGTGACTATGACAGTTCCAGTAATAGCTTTGAGTTCATTATTAAAATATGGCGGAAACCACTTGTCGCCATCATAAACCATACGGTTTCCATCCCATGCCCGAAACTTTCTCTCTCTCATGTCATTCCTCCGATACCCAAATTTCCACAGTGTCTTGTAAAGCGTGAATTTCTAGTAGGTTTATACATCTATTATCGTTAGACATTCTTTCCCAATAATAGATTTGTTCAGTTTTTTTGTCGCTGCTATAATAATGCAGTAATACAACCGGAGTGCTTGTGATTTCCCTGTATGCCAGTAATGCGATTGGCAGGATAATTAAAACCGTGACCAGTAGAATTGCTAAAATAAATTTCTGATTCTCATTCATGTCATTCCTCATTGGTTGGCTTTGCAAGTTCTTTCATCAATGTTATTTATTTGAGCGAGAGTAACATCATCAAGAATAGAGTTCTCCTATCAAAAGTTGTATTCAGCTTTGCTTCTGTATGTCCGTTCTGAACAACATAAATACTCTGTAATCCATTCATCACGGATGTAGCGAATCCATACGGGCTTTTTTACTTTACAGTTTGGGCAGCCACTTTCTGGTTTACACTCATACAATTTTTTGCAATTTCTACAAACAAAAATATTTTTTGGATGTTTCATACTATCTATCCTTCATTTAGCATAATCATTATAACAGGCATCATAAGCTTTCTTGTAAATATCTCCTTTGCCATCTCTCTTGTGTGCCTCATCAAAGCAGGCATCGACCATCCAGTGCCAGTCGGCTTTCGGATTATTGTCACACCGAGCCGAATGGTAAATCATAATATAGCTTTCATGCTGAAGTTCATCATCAGTCATTGCCGCTATCTTGGCAAGATAATCAGACTTCGGCCTGCCATAGTTATCGTTTCCTGAATACCTCATGCCTGTCCTCCACACTGACAGATTTCAATATGTTCATTCCATGAATTGAAACGAGGCTCTACGGTACAACCATCATGGAGCCATTTTCCTATTATCTTTCCAGCTTCTTCCCTATCGGTACGATGGTAATCTAATGCACCGATATAAACCCCACATTGACATTTGGCGACAAAACCAGATGGTTTCTTCTTCATGCTATCCTCCATTTTCATTTGACAGCGCTTTATGTAATAATTGCTTTTCTTCATCAGAAAGAGTTGGCGATAGTAGATTCAAATCACGCACCAACCAATCAAAAAAAGTATTTCGCTTTTCCAAGTTTCCAGCAAACATACTCAACTCATCAACAACTTCTTTCAGCTCAACAATTGTTGTGTCAATTTGACCCGCCTTGCTCTGCGGTTTTTCGTTGTTTTGTTTGTTATCTATCTTCATGCTGTCCTCCTAATGATTTAGAAATTCCAAGACGTTGTCAATTGCGTCAATCTGGTTTTGCGATGGCACACGGTGTCCGTTTTCTATTTCGCTTAGTTGCTGTCGGCTGATGCCGAGCTGAGCAGCAAGTTCTTTTTGATTCATTCCTTTTCGTATCCGGGCAATTTTGATTTCCCGTCCAAATGCTTTAATTTCCTCAAACATAATTTTCTCCATTTTAAGTACATCGCTAATATAGTATAGTAGTGGAAGAAAGTCAAGAGAAAAAACTTGAAAAAAGTCTTGACATTGAAAGTAGAGTTGCTATATTAGGAATAGACAGAGCACCTAACAAACCTGCGGAGGTTATCATGAATAATTTTAAAAATCTGTATTCAGAAAAGGCTGTCGAAAAAGCAATTGAGAAAGAAACAGATCCAATTAGGCTCACCTTTCTAAGAAATCTATTTTTCGCATTTGGAGAATTCGAGCGTTTAAAATGCGCTCGATATGCAAATGAAAATATGCTTGACACAATCAAGCATAACATATCTAATGCTCAGGAAATAGCTGAGCGTTACTTGTCATAGAAACTCCGCAGGTCTGGCGGCCTTCTGGCGGAACCGGATGCTTAAAGGCAAGGCCTCGTCAGAGGGTTCGAAACCCTCACGCCTTTGGGCCGTCGCCTGCGATTTGAGGAGATGAGGAGAGCAAGTGATGAGACGCACAATAGAATATGAAACAGACAAAGGAATGCAGCTGCTTGGTATAAAGCAGCTGGCAGACGTTGAGGTCATCGACCTTGACGAGCATGAAGTATTTTTAACAGCAGCTTGTCCAGAACAGTGCAATCAAGGCACACTTAAACGTTATTATATGGATGATGAGATTGTGGTTGCATGTTCCTGCTGCTCAGTTGAGAACGAGTACAGGATATCGTTCAAGCTTGATAGATGCGATAAGCTTATGTCCCAAGAGCCGTTTAAATCAGCCATTGGCGCTTATCTGAAAGACTTTGCAGATGAGCTTGAACCGTTCATTGTTTTGAATCCTGAACATTGGGGTTTTCCAATGACGGCTGAGGAAAAAAATACTTTTCTCGAAGCTGACGAGGCTACTTGGGACTGAATCGTGTCCGCATAGGAGCGGGCAGGATACTAACTTTAACAGAGGTATTATCATGAAAACCTACATTTTTACAATCGAAAACAGTCAGCATCAGTTGCAAGACGTTGTTAAGATAGAAGCCAGAAACCATCTAAAAGCGTGGGATGGTTTCTGGGGAAAAGTATCCAACGTTCCATCAGATTATTTTTGTGGAATTAGCTCATACAAGACAGTCGAAGAAGCATGGACAGAAGAAGGTTAATTTCTGAAAGCGTCACGTGACACGCCGCTTAGAGCCAACAGGCCGGGGCGAATAGACCCCAAAGCTGCACGTGACACCGCCGCAAAATCCGAGTCCATATGGAAGGGCATAGCGGCAAAGGCCCATGTCGGGGGTCTGATAAGATCAAGCGCGGGAGCCGACATTACCGCGCGCTGATTAACAGAGGAGTAACATCATGAAAAGGAAAGAACTCTTTCACATTCTCAAGATGCTTGTCATTGCCATATTTATGGGCTGGCTGGCGATGGAGTTGACGGGGTGTGAGTGTAAGCCAACACCAAAAGCAGACGAAGAGTTAACGGAAGAGGAACTGAAGACTGTCGGTTCAGACCCGACGCCAATACCTAATCATCTAAAAAAGCAGGAGGAACTCAACAATTTTGGCTTGCGCAACCCTGGTCCAGAGCCGCCCGCAAATGAACCAGAAATTGAGATTGACAAATGATAAGCGGAGGGGAAATGATACGCCATCTATTGCCAGTCAACAAACGTCTCGAAATGGCTATGACGGCCAGACAGAGAGTTGAGGAGAATCTCAAGCTCAATCTGCCGAGAGAGCTTGAATTACAGCAGCGCATGAATCTGTTCAGGATTCAGCAGAGGATTAATGAAATCAGAGAGGAGATGAGATGAACAAAAAATCATCAGGTGGTATTGGATTGGGCGCGGTTATCGCGATTGCAGTATCATGGAGTATCAACAAGTCTATTCTGTGGTGCTTGATTCATGGGGTATTTGGTTGGCTATATCTGCTTTATGTTTTATGTGGCTGTGGACGATAATCCTTGATTTTGTGGCTGTGATGGGGTATATTCAGTTGTGAGGTTTCTGGCAAGCGACCTAACAACTGACAATTTCGACGCGGGTTATATCCCGGTAGCGTGGCTTCACAAAAGAGCTTGCCAAACCTCACACGTTATCGGGATTTTTTTATTAGGAGGATATGAGATGAAAGACAAGTGGATATGTGGATATACTACTGCTATAGATGGTGCGAAACCGTTGTTCTATATTGCGGGGACTAACAAGCTTGGCTTATATATTACAATTCCTTTTGGAAAAGATTATTGGGAAGCTAACGAAATGTCTCCGGAGGATATACTTGAACAAATCGGATTTACTATAGAAGAATTATTAGGAAAGTAGACATGATTAAGATTAACGAACGTTTCTCAATGCGACGTGACAACTTGCAGTGGATAGTCACAGAGACATACGACGGCTTTGACCGCAAGACAAAAGAGCCTAAGAAACAAACGCACGATACCTTCCATGCCAACCTGAAACAGGTATGTGATTTCGTGCTTGATAAAATGGCGGGGGATTGTAAAGACATGCAAGAGCTGAAAGAATTGTTTGAAATTGGCGCTTTTAAGCTATCCGCTGACGTTGAATCACGGTTACCCGAATGACGACCTTGTACAATTAGTGGACATTAGCGTAGAGCGACTTTAATATGCAAAGACTACTAACGGATGAACAATTGCAATTTGAGGTCAAAAGTAAATTAGAAAAGTGCCGTACGCTAAGGGCGCTTCAGTTCTATTATCCGGGTGTTTCAATTGGTACTCTTGCGAGAATAGTAAAAGGCTGTATGCCGCAAGAGCAAAGAATTAGAAAACTTGTGGGACTTCCGGAGATTGTGACACCACAAACCCCAGAGCACCTAACAATAAAATGTGAAATCTGCCAGCGCCGTGACGGCAAGAGGGCATGGAACCAACGTACCTGCTGGCGGGCTGAATGCAAGAAAGCAATGAGGAGAAAGCGATGCGAAATATAATTAATGTCATCGATTCTATAATTGAGATTGCGCCTGATTTAGAAAAGAATCTCAGTTCAATTAGAAGAAGTGCCCAATATGCAGCCCCAGAGGCAATGGCATACTGGTGGAATCAATTAGCCTTGGAATTGAATTACTCGGCATATAAACATGCTAAAGAGGCTGAAATCGGAGAAATATTCTCTGGGGAGAACAAAAAGAAGCATTAAGAAACACTGAGGAGAAAGCGATGCAAGTAGCAAAACACAAGGCAGACCGTTTCTGGCAGATAGTCAAGCTGTGGTGGCCGAAGCGGGGGCCTAAGAAATACTTTTGGCAATTGACGCTTGAACTTCGAATGAATGAGGAGCAGAATCCTTAAGACGTGGAGAAAGCAGCATGGGAAAGTACAGCCCACAGCGCGGAGCCAGGCTTGACAATAGCGAGATTGTTCAGGCATGGCAAGAACAGGGGTTAGAGGTGCGGAAAGAGAAGCGTGATTTTAACGAACTAAAAGCACAGGCCAAAGAGAGCCGGAACTTTACCGAGTCATGGGCCTGGATTTACCAAAACAGAGGATGTGCAGAATGAAAATGGTAAAATGTAAAGATTGCAGGTTTGGCAAGATACTTGAGGCTCCCTGCAAATGGGATCAAGAAGGCAATGAAATTGATTTTGGGCCAAGTGGCTATATTGAATGTACATGGAAAGAGGTTATTTTGCCAACGCCGTTTTATGGCGATGGATTGCACGTCATGGAAGAAGACCAGTTCCATGAATGTCAATATTTTCAACAACCTATCGGCTCAGACGAGGAAGAAACCGAATGAAGACAAAGGAGAAAATCAAAAGGTCACGTTACCGATTTGCTATTTTGGCCAATTCAAAAGCTCCTGACTTTTTAATTGAACGGGAAGTAAGCCGATGGTTTGAGCTTAGGTATGGAAGTTTGTTTCGAGCCTGCTTAAGTTTGCTAAAATATGAAATATGTGAATGGTTTAGGGATAGACATTTCAATTCTAAGCTTTGGTGGCAAACGAAAGTAAAGGGGAAATCTGTCGATGGATTCTATGCTAACGCGTTTGGAGTTACCGAAGCAGAGTTTAAACGATTTGATAACCAAACAGAGGAGAAAGACTGATGATTAAAATTACTCGTGCAAACGAAACAATCGAAGCTAAGAATATCAAGGTGCTTATTTACGGTCAGCCTGGCATCGGCAAGACGTCAACCGCTTTTACGGCTGACGATGTATTGCTGCTTGACTTTGATGGCGGCGCCTACCGTTCGCAATTTAGACAGGACTCAGTACAAATAGATTCATGGGATGACATTGTTAATCTGACTGAGAAGGATTTGGAGTCGTACAAGACTGTTGCCGTTGATACCGTTGGCCGGTTGCTGGATGTCTTGGCAATTCACCTTATCAAGTGCAACCCGAAACTGGCGCAATCATCCGGGGCTCTAACGCTTCGAGGCTATGGTGATTTGAAAGCCGCGTATGCTTCATGGCTTAAGACGCTTATTAGTTA